CGTATCTAATCAGGATTAATCATGCCATCACTATTTGAAGTAACTGCTGGGTCTTTAGTAGGCCCAACAACAGGTGGAACTGTAACTCAGGCCACAAACAAATCAACAGGTGTAACTCTTAATACAGAGTCAGGTCAGATCACAATGAACAATGCACAGCTTGACGCTGGCACAGAAGTATCTTTCACAGTAACTAACAGCAAGATTGCAGCAACAGACGTTGTTGTAGCTTGTCATGGTTCTGCTGGAACTGCTGGTTCATATTTGGTAAATGCAAATGCTATTGCTGCTGGATCTTTTGCGGTCACAGTTTCTAATGTATCTGCTGGAAACCTTAGTGAAGCAATCGTTATTAACTTTGTTGCTCTTAAGGGTGCATCAAGCTAATGGCTATGTTCGCTTTTAGGCGAATGAGAGAACAAAATGAGGCTGCCCATAAAGCAGCTTCACTTGTTCAAACTCTGGAAAAGCCAAAACCAAAATCTAAGCCCAAAAAGGTAAAACTCAATGGCGATAACTCTTGATGCTACTGTTGGCGGTGCTAACGCAAACACTTATATAGGTCTATCTGATGCAAACTCTTTTATTGAGGGGCTAGTTCTAAGTGATGACGCTGCGGCATGGGATAACTCAAGCACTGATAACAAAAACAGGGCTTTGTTTACAGCAGCCCAAAGAATTGACAGAGAGAAGTTTTTAGGAGCTAGGGTATCTGATACTCAAGCTTTGGAATGGCCTAGATCAGGAGTAAGGAAACCTGACACATATACCAACTTGTATGGTTTAAGCTTTCCAAATAGATTAGTTGCTGATTATTACCTTGATACTGAAATCCCAGACAGGGTAAAACACGCACAGGTTATCTTGGCTGTCTATCTAAACAACAATAGGAACGGGTTAGAACTAAGCGGCTTAGAGGACTTTGCTGCTGTAAGTATTGGTAATATAAATGTAACCCCTAGATTCTATGGGGCTGTGGGCATTGATAGGATTCCACCAATCGTTGACCACTATCTAATGGGTATTAGAATAGGTGGAAGAGCAAACTTATCAATCAAGAGGTCTTAAAGTGAACTACGGTTACCAATACCCAGCAGGGTTAATCATTACAGATACAAATGCCCACACAGGTAGATTTGGCAAGGTGCATTGTTTATCTAACGCAGAGGTAACTCTTGTTGCTGAGAACTTAACAGAAAATGGTTCTTCAACTATCAATGGCATCACAATGAAATCATCTTCAGAGATTGAAGGTGTCATTACAAGCATCACTCTTGCAAGTGGTCAGGTCATAGCTTATTCATTATGAGTCTTGCTAATGCACTAAAAAAAGCTGCCAGTGCTTCACTGAAGAAGCTTGGTGGTGATGTGACTATCAGACAAGTAACAGCAGGGGCATATAATACCACTACTGGGGCCATCACAGAATCTACATCTGATACAACTATTAAAGGTGCATTAAGTAATGTTTCAAGAAATCAAGTAAATGATTTGATTGAATCACAGGATAAATTGCTCACTATATCTGCTGGTGATCTTACTTTTGTCCCTACAACAAAAGATAGAGTTGTTATTAGTAATGTTGAATTTAAAATTATTCAAGTTGTTATAAATGAGCAAAATAATACACCAGTAAGTTTTGATCTTATCTTGAGGTAAAGATGGCGAGACAAATAAAAATTGAACAAATGGATGATTTCTTTCAAGAAAAAATAATTGACCTTGTTCAAGCAACCACTCTTGAATGGACAAAAAGAGTTAAGAAAGCAACACCTGTTGAAACTGGAAGATTGAGGGCTGCATGGCAAACAAAAATACCATTGCAAAGTGCATCAAGAACTAAAGATAGTTTTGTTGGATTGATTACAAATAATGTTGTTTATGCAGAGCCTGTTTGTTTTGGTGTAAATAAACCACCATCTTGGGGAGGAAAATATAGAACAAGACAAAATACTGTTGCTGGATTTCCAGAGCTTATTGGAAAAGAACTTGAAGCATATATTTTAAGACAGTTTGGAAGATAAATTATGGCAGCAATAGATTTAAACACAGTTAGATCAACAATAGAGGCTAGGTTGGCCACAGAGCTTGCTTCAAGTCCAGCCATACCTGTTGTTTTTAGTAATATGACCTTTGATTCAACGGCTGAAGATACTTTTGTTCAATGTATTACCAGCTTTGGTGCAAATGAATACTTGACTCAGGGAGATTCAAGTAGTGCTTCAAATAATATTGTTGGATTAGTATTATTAAATATTTTTACAGAAGAGGGTATCGGGGCAGGGTCAAACTTCACAATTTGCAAGAGGCTTAGAGACTTATACAATAGAATTACTGTTTCTAATGTAATTTTTGATTCACCTATAGGGCCTGAAATACTTACTTCAAGTCCAGAGGGTAAATTTCAAACACAAATTAGGATCACTTTTAACATTTATGAGGACTTGTAATGGAAATTACAGAAGAAATGCTTGACGCTATTGAAGCTGTCAAAGGTAGAAGAGAACCTCAGTATTGGGATCATCAATGCAGACGATATATGGAAAGCCAAAAAATAAAAGCTGTAAAAAAACCAAAAAAAGGTTAATATAATTATAAATATTTCTTTTTATTGTTATGGCTGCTGTAAAAGGTGATGTCGGGCAAGTCAAATTTGATGATGGCGGCTCTTCAGTTAACCCTGTTTTAGGCACTAGAGAATGGTCTATGTCTATCACTAAAGATACCCAAGAGACAACTGTTCAAGGTGACACTTTCAAATCTTTTGTTGGTGGACTTATTGAAGGTGAGGGATCTGCTGTTCTTCAATATGACAACGCTGCCTCTGGTGAGACTGCAACATTTATGGATGGCATCTTGACCACTGGTGACAATGCAACAGCAGCTTTTGAGCTTTTTCCTGATAGTGCAAGCGGAACTCAAAAGATCAGCTTTACTGGTCTTATAACTAACTTTGAGCAGGGTTCAGCTATAGGTGATGTTAGTACAATCAACATCACATTCAAACCATCTGGCACTATTACATCAGCTATCTAAAAAAACTAAAATTCTTCGCACTTATTTATGGCAACACAAAGATCCGCAGACATACTTCTTGGGGCGTTTCAGGATGAAATGGTTACAAGGAGAAAATTTGACGTAAAAAACTCAAAAGATGAGGTCATTATGAGTTTATACTTCAAACCGATTACAAGATATGCAAGAGTCAAAGCAACTCAATTAGCTGGCCCTGATGCTGACGCTTTAGTTGTATCAACTCAACTTGTTTGTCAAATGGCACAAAAAGAAGATGGAACACTTGCTTTTGATATGTCGGATGCTCCTATATTGCAAAGACAGCTTCCAGAAAAAGTATTGAATGACCTTGAGTTATTTTTAAATGATATTCAATTAGATATTGATACAGCAAAAAAAGAATAGTTGGGGATAGCTGGTTAAGATTTGAGTTTTTCCTAGCAACAGAACTCGGTAAAACAGTGCAAGAACTCAGAATGAATATGACTGAGGCAGAACTTATTTATTGGGCTGCATATTATGAAGTAAAAACAGACGAAGAAAAAAAGGCGTTGCAACGACAAAAACGCAATTCAAGGTAATATAGAGAAAAGAGTTTTTTATTTGTGGCAGAGGCAGTTGTTAGATTAAGAGTTGATGCCAGTGGTGCTACTAGGGCGTTGAATGGTGTACAGAATCAAACAAATAAATTACAGAACTCATTTAATGGCTTGAGAAGTGCGATTCTTGCATCAGGCGTTGTTTTAGTTGGAAGGCAAGCAGTAAAGACATCAGCAAATTTTGAAAAGTTAAACGTTAGATTAGGACTTCTTACAAAAAGCAGTGCGGATTTTGCAAAGTCACAACAAATTGCGGCAGATGCACAAAAAGCTTTTGGCTTGAGTGCTGTTGAGGCTTTGGAAGGTGTAACAGATATTACAGCAAGGTTGGCTCCACTTGGAACATCAGTTGAAGATATAAGGACTGTATTTTTTGGATTTAATACGGCTGCTAAATTAGCTGGTGCATCAGCGATAGAATCATCAAACGCATTTAGACAACTAGCACAGGCTCTTGGTTCAGGAAGGCTGGCTGGTGATGAATTTAGGAGTGTTTCAGAACAAGTGCCAACAGTTCTTGCTCCTATAGCTGAAGAACTTGGCGTGACTATTGGTGAACTTAAAAAATTAGCTGCTGAAGGGAAACTTACAAGTGATGTTGTTCTTAGAGCTTTGGGAAGAGTAGGAAACGAAGGCAGTGGATTTTTAAAAGAGTTATTAAAAAATGATCCAACACAAGTATTCAAGAACTTTAGTAATGCAACAGAGGATTTATCAAGAGCTTTTGGTGATGAATTAAGACCCGCTGTTGAAAATGTAACCAAACTTCTTACTGATTTTATCGTCTCAGTAACTGAGTTTGTAAAATCTGATGCTGGACAGGCAGCAATAATGATTACAAAGATTGCTGGTGCTGCAAAACTTTTGGCAGTAGGTATTCCATTAGTAACAAGTGCATTAACAGCATTGTTAGTGAAAATAAATATGGTTGGTGTTCAAAGCCTTATTGCCTCTGGTGGTTTTACTGGTATGCAAGCGGCCTCACTATTAGCCGCTGGTGGTATAGGAAAAGTAACTCTTGCGCTTGGAGCATTAAAAATTGCAATTGCAACTACTGGTATAGGTTTGCTTGTTGTAGGTGTTGGAGCTTTGGCAACAAAATTAGTTCAGGCAACAAGAAACCAAAAAGAATTTAATAAAGCTCTTAAAGATGGAAATGAAATAGCACTTAGGGCTGAAATGGCTAAAGTTGACAAAAGAAGATTTGATATTCTGAAAAGGCTTGCAACAGCAGAACAAAATAACAACAAAAGAGCAATTAATTCACTTACAAAACAATTAAATTTAGAGCATGAAAATTATAAAGTCCTTAGGGATAGATTGAATGAGGAAATCAAAAAAACAAATGAGATAGATAGACAAAATGAAAAACTTGAGGAACAGGGCAAAATTCAAGATGAGAATAAAAAGAAAACAGAGGAACTTAAAGAAAAAATGACTGAAGTAGGTGAAGAGATTGAAAGCAGTATAAAAAATAACTTAAGAGAATCTATTACAGGCGCACAGTCGTTTGGACAGGCAATGACAAATGTATTGAACAAAATAAGAGATAAAATTATTGATGCACAAATTGACAAGATTTTAGGTGGTTTTGGTGAGAATTTTGGTTCTGCCGCAAGTGGTGGACAGAAAAAAGGACTTGGAGGATTTATAGGCGGTCTTTTAGGAGGTTTATTTGCTGATGGTGGTAGGCCACCAGTAGGAAAAGCATCTATCGTTGGAGAACGTGGGCCAGAATTATTTGTTCCTAAAGTTGCTGGTACAATCATTCCAAACAACAAACTAGGTGGAGGTGACAATACTACAAATATTGTTAACGTATCAGTAGATGCCTCTGGTTCTCAAGTTGCTGGCAATAGTGCAGATGCACAGCAATTAGGTGCTGTTATTGGGGCTGCTGTACAAGCTCAACTGATAAAAGAAAAACGTAGTGGAGGTTTATTAGCAAGATAATGGCAACATTTCCAAACTTTACACCGATTTACGGATCTACAAAAACAATCAATACAAAAGCTGTAGTTGTAAATTTAGGTGATGGCTATCAGCATCGTACTCTTTTTGGCTTGCCACAAAATCAAAGTCCAATGACTTTAGATTTGACATTTAGTGTTAGTGAAACTGAATCTGACACCATATTTTCTTTTCTGAATGATAGAGACATAGATCAAGCAAGTTTTGACTACACTCCGACTGACGAAGCAAGTGCTTTAAAATTTATTTGTACAAAAAAAACAAAATCAATTCCATATAACAACAGAGCAATAGTTAATCTTACTTATGTACAAGTATTTGAACCATAATGGCTATACCTACCTCTGAACTGCAAAAAATAAATCCAAGTGCAATTATTGAATTGTTCAAAGTAGAATTGAACACTTTACTGCATGGATCATCAGCAATTTATAGATTTCATGCGGGCACAAATCAGCTTAATTCAGACATTATTTGGCAAGGTGACACATATGAAAGATATCCAATACAGGCAGAGGGGTTTGAATATTCTGGAACTGGTAGTTTACCAAGACCTACTTTGACAATATCAAATGTTTTTGGTTTTGTTTCCGCTTTAATAATTAATACAAATCAAGTGACAGCAAAAAATGATTTGCAAGGTGCAAAATTTACTAGATTAAGAGTTCTTGCCAGTAGTCTTGATAATGCAAATTTTAGTCCAGTTACATCAAGCACTACAACAACCACAACTATTGCCGACCCTGCTGACGCTGAAACTGTTACTTATACAGTAACTGTTGCAAATGTAGGGGGTGTAAATATATTTTTATTAAACGGTGTAAATAATCCAGTTATAACAATGAAACGTGGATCAACTTATATTTTTAATCAATCTCATAGCACAAATGTTGGACACCCTTTAAGAATAAGATCTGATGCTGGGGGACAGCAAACAACAGTCAGTGCTGGTACTCTTGGAACAGATGCAACAGTCACTTATCAGCCAGCTTATCCAACTGCGCCAAATGATTTAAGATACTATTGCACATCCCATGGTAATGCTATGGGAAATACGATTACAATGAACGATCCAAATACAACGACTCAGGAAACTACTACAACAACGTCAAGTCAAACAAATCCCTTTGGCACTCCAAATGCTAATGAATTACCTCAAGAAATATATTTTATTGATAGAAAAGTTACAGAAAATAGAGAATTTGTACAATTTGAATGTGTATCAGTTCTTGATTTACAAGGTATCAGAGTTCCAAAAAGACAAGTTACAAGAAAAGACTTTGACGGTGTTGGTACATTTATAAATACATGACTTGGAAAACTGACGCTGAAAAACACGCTTTTGATTGCCTGCCAAATGAATCCTGTGGGTTGTTGGCAATTATTAAAGGCGAAAAAAAATACTGGCCTTGTAAAAATATTGCTGAATCATTGCATGAGTATTTTATTATTGATCCTGATGATTGGGCTGATTGTGAAGATAACGGAGAGATCATTGGAATTGTACATTCACATCCAATAGGCTCAATATTTCCATCAGATAATGACAAAGCTAGTTGTGAATTTTTAGATCTTGAATGGTTTATATATAGCCCTGTAATTAAAGATTGGTATTCATTCAAGCCGTCTGGTTGGAAACCTCCATCACTAATTGGACGAAGTTTCGTATGGGCTGTTCATGATTGCTGGTCTATTGTGACAGATTATTTTAAAGAAAATA